AACGTTAACATGCTAATTTTTTAACATGTTAACGTTTATTAATCAATAACTCAACGCTTTGAATCCTTCAAATTTGGCTTTCGTTGATTCGTAGTTAGTGTCAAAAAGTGTTAATTCAGAGTGTGGTTCTTCACATTCCATTGTTATCAACCAATAGCCCGTCTCCTCATCATAAACCTGTGCCGTTGCTGTAAGTCCTGATTCCCAGCCAAATACCTGATAGCTGCCGTCTCCTCTCTTGTCTTTTCGTTCAAGAATGATGACGTAATCGTTAAGGTTTTTTAACGGTTCGACAACGTTAAATGAATTTACTCCTCCGATGCCTTCATAGTAGAATTGAACGGTTTTCTTAAATTGGTTGCTTTCCAGCTGAAATTCCGTTTTCGTTCCGTTAAAATGTGCAGGCGATTGTCTCGGATTGTAAATAATTCCAACACTTTTGGCAGGTGCTTCTGGAAATGTTAAATTTTTTATGATTCGGCTATTCGTTGCGTCAAGAACAAAAGTCTGAACGTCTTTTTTCCTGAATATCAACCCGATAGATTCGTAACCTCTTATGCGTGGATTGGTGCAGTCGCTGGCGATATTGCCCGCTAAACTGCTGCATGGTGTAAATGCCATATTTGTAAATTTTAAGTTTGTTAAAAAATGTAATACCCGCAGTCGATAATATCCTTAATTTTAGGATTTTTAACGCCTGCAAATTGTTTAAGTTTGTTAATAATTGGTAACGCAATACCTGAAATTTCTTTCATTAGATTGTCGCTATTCGCCTGAATGCCATATGGATTAGATTTTATTTCAACGCCGTAACGGGTCTTGTTCGCTTGCCGTCTTAACATCATACAGAATGCCAGCCCCATAACTTCAGCTTTAAAATTTGTTAAATCTGCATCATCCCCCAAAATTGGATAAATGTAACATTCTTTAACGTCTTTTTCGGCTTTGTCAATGATGGTTTGTTCGACATTTTTCGATAACTCATAACCCGCTGCAATGTATTCGGCTGCCGTCATAGCTTTTCAATTGTGAAAATTTCTTGTTGTTTCTTAATAATGTTAACAAATGGGTCGGTGTCAGAAAGATAAATTTCCTCTCCTTTTCTGTAAATCACAAAGTTAAAATCTAATTTACGAATGTAATCATATTTTAACGTTACTTTATACATTGGTAAATTACGGCAGGTTTGACCCTGCCGTTTTTAACATTATTAGGCTTTTGAAACAGTTATTAAACCAGTGGACATCGGCTTGATGATACCGCCACCAGCAAAAATTTCGGCAAGGAATACATCAGCGTTGTAATCCCATTTTTCATAATCAACTGTGAATAAGTCATTTCCGACATAACCGTAATTGTCATGCTGCATTGCAATCAACACAGGATTTTTCGATGTGTCGGTCGGAATAGCAGTTGTTAACATTCGAGTTCTAATTATTTCGGCAACGCCCAACTGGTCGGCAAGTACTTCATCAGTCATGTAAGTAACTGAACCTCCCGAAGCTGCAACATATTTTTTCAAAGCCGTAATCATTTTCGGATTTGCGTAAATCGAAATTGGTCTGTCAGTGCTCATATCATCAATCAAATCACGTACATCTTCCAATGTTGGAAGGGCAGCGGCTTTGTTTTTGTAAACAGTGTAAGCATCAGCAGCCGTTTTCGTTCCAATCGTTTCAAAACTGTTAATTTTATTAACAGAATCAGAAGCACGACCATCGCCGACAAGGATAACTCTTTGAATTTCATTGTCAATTCTTGAAATCAGTTCTTCAACAAGCCATTGAAATAGAGCTGCATCGTCCTGAACCTGATAGCTTAAAAGTTTCGGAACGCTGATTTTCTTATAGATAGCACCGAGCGACAACGTTTTAGGAGTTATTACCAAATTTTGGTCAACTTTTTCATTTGTTAACACGGCATGACCTTTTGCCCGAACGTTTTCTTCCGAATCATCTTGCAGACTGACAGGTATTTGCAAGCTGTACTGTCCGAGTTTTCTCAACTTCGACAACATCGAAGTTTGTTCAAATTTTGTTAAAATTTCTGGAAACACCTCAACGATTGTCGGCATTGAAGTGATACCGTTTTTAACACAAATTTTGTTAAATTCTTCAGCAAATGCTCCCTTACCACGACCAGCAGCGTTGCGCATCGCATCGGCAAACATTTTACGATATTTAACATTGTCAACAGAATTTTTTATTTGGAAAGTATTTTTTAACTTATTTTCCATTTCAGCAACCTGCGTTGCTAATAGTTCAGAAATACGGGCTTTCAAATCGTCGGCGCTGTATTCGATGTCAGGGTCGTTCTGAAGCTCCGATAAAATAGAGTTTATTTCGTCAATAAGTGCTTGAGCTTCAGGAGTTACGGTGTTTTTCATGAGACCAGATTTGATTGAATTTAACAGTCTCGTAAAATACGTCTTTTTCATTTCTTTTTAGTTTTTAGGTTTGTTATTAAATGTTAAAGAAAAAACTGTTCTGTTTTTCCCCTTTTTTGTCGTCCTTTTTGGTTTTAAAAAAGTTAAATTTAGTCGAATTGTTAATAGTTAAATTGCTGCCAGCAACGGCTGGATTCTGAACAAGTGAAACACTTAATATTTCACATTTATTCACAAATAAAAGTCCTTTTTCATTGTCAATATATCCGTCAGTTACATAGGAAGTGTCAGAGAATCCCTGCAAAATGCCGTCCTCAATCAATCCTTCAATGTTGTTAAAAAGCGTTGCGTGTCGTGAAATTTCGCAAATAATTGTCGCCTGATTGTCATCTGCCGTAAATTCTATCACTTTCCCGCATAAGTGATTAATATCGAAAGAGTTATGCAACAATTCAACGGGAATGTTTTTGTTGTTCTTTTGAAAATAGTTCTCGCAAAATTCATTATAACAACCTGATTTATATACATATCCGTTAAAATTCGCCTCTTCATCATTAAATTTTGTTAACAGACCTGAAACGATAAGGTTTCCAGATTCTGACTTTTTAACACTGTTAAATGAAAAAAAGTTGTTAACAATTATTTTATTTTCTTTAATTATTTTTTCCATATTTATTATTATTAACAGTCCAATTAAAATTTATTTGCATTTTATTCAAATACGCCCAAATTTTTGATACAAAAGCTTCGGCTGAATCCTGCAATGCCTGCTCCGCCTGCTCCTGATTTGCAAACGTGCTTTTTCCGCTCAAAGCTACACAGTCATAAGGAATTTCCACAACATCAGACAAAATTTTTATTAACATTTCTAAAGTTTCAGTTAACATTAAGTCTTTCCCGCCAAGTGCCACACGTGTTAATTTTAACGGTCGCCTTAAAAACATGAACTGCTTTTGTTCGCTTAACATTCCGTAATCTTTGATAACATTTTTTTCAAGTTCTTCTCTCTCCTCGTCATCAAGTATCACGGTTTGAGGATTCTGTTGCGGCTGCTCGGGTGCTCCGACAACAAAGACACCCAATCTTTTTATTACCGTTGTCGCTCCATTTAACACAACATCAATATTTTTTAACAAATCAATCGACAAATCGTAGTCCGACCGACCGAAAATCAAATAAGTATCTGAATAAAAAATATCGCAAATTTCGCCTTCTGGAGTTATATACATTCCATTTCCGCCAAATGTGCATTCCTTTTTCTGCCAAAATGTTAATTTACCTGATTTATTTTTTGTAAACAAAAGAAAACCATTTTTAAACAATTCGGCATAAGCTATAGGCAACTGATTGTTAAGAAAATACAAAGTCGTTCCATTTGTGATTGAATTTGTGGTTGTTACTACAAAGTCAAAAAGGTTTAATTTTTTGAAAATTTTCTTAAACAACCCAGCCAATACCATTTCATTGTAGTTGTCTTTGCTCAAAGTAAGCCCGAACACTCCATTGTTCGCCGACAGCCGTTTTTTCTTATTGTTAAATATTATTTTCATTCGTTAAATTTTAACACTGACAAATATAAACATTATTTTGTTAATTGATACTTTTTTATAAAACTTTAACATTATTTAACTTTTCAGGTGTCAACTTAGTTTGGTCATAATATCGACGTACCTTGCTGCGTCGATTCCGTGATTGTCTTTGTCTGATAATACTCCGTTGACAATCTTATAGTTAGCAAATTCGTGGTCTGTATCATCGCAGACAAATATTTTTTCGTAGTCGCACATCGCCAGCACCGACGCCGTAACGGACTGCTTAATAACAGGTATTGTTGTAACTTTTATATTCTTATTTTGCAGAATGTTAACAATTCGTGTGTTTCCTCCTGTGGCTGTTTCATATATTAATTTTTGTTTAGGTTTCTGAATTTTTGCAATGACTTCGGCTAAATAGCTATCTGAAATGGCTGTCTCTTTGAAATAATACCGAACGTACATACAATTGTTAAAATATTTAACACCTACTAAACAATTCGGGTCTCGTGTGTCTCCAAAGTCCAGCCCTAAAGTTTCAACCGCATCAATCTTATCGTAATCGGTTTGTGAAATTTCGTAAACATTGTTAAAAATGTTACCGCCCATTTCGGCGTAATTTCCAAGTACTTCATTTTGCCAGAGCTTCCATTCGTAACTTCCTACTCGTGCATTCATGCCTCTTTCCTCTACCTCTTCAAAGTGTTTGATTTGTTCTTTTGTTAAATACTTGTTGTCTCGGAAGGTTGTTGTTAAACAATTATTAACATTTTCTAACTCTGTCGCCCAAAATCTGATATTCGGATTGTAGTCGCAAAATATCTGTCTTTCAACGCCGAACGAAAGCTCGTCGAAAATTTCTTTGTCATACCCGCTCGCCTCGTTAACCCACAAGTCTTTACATTTAACACCTCTTGCCTTTTGAGCGTTATCAAATGTTTCAAATCTAAAAATTCCGTTAAAATGTATCGCCGTAAACCCTCCGTCCTTTGTGCCTTTCGGTTCTTTGCCTGTTATTGTTCTGAAATCGGATACCAGCTTTCCCAAAATAGGATAAGTAGGGGCTGTTATTAGGAAAAGCCCGCCACTGCCTTGTTCGGCGATTACAAGAAATCGAAAGAAAAGGGCATAAGTCTTACCGCTTCTACGACCGCCCTTTAACAATACGATTCTTTCTCCTTTCGTGCTCCGAAAAAATTCGTCGTAAACTTTTGATATTGTTAACATTTATTCAAATTGTTAT